ACTCTTGAAATATACGCTTCGTGACCTTGATACTTCATAAATCCAACTCTTCTAGACCCAGAAGCATCAACAATTAAACCGTGGTTTTCGCCAAAAATAAATATATTACCATCATCAACGTGAAGTTTTTCAGCAGGCGATGTCGTTCCAATTCCTACATTACCGTCAAAAGTTGAAACATTATTATGTGTTATTAATAAAGCTGGACTATTAACTCCGGCTCCGGCACCTGCTGGTTTGGTAAAAAATCTTAAGTCTGCTCCGTTTAAATTTGTTGAACTATGCGATTGAACTATAGCATCTATACCGGCAACTTGTTTATGTGCATCGGCTTGCCCGCCGGTAGCTGTAAAATAAATACCTCCTATTTGATCATTGTCTGTAGTAGAAGTAGTTTCTAACATTATAAATGAACCATTAGCACCACCATTTAATGTTAAAAATTTACCACTAGAATCAGGTTGGAAAAAATTACTACTAGAATTTATATGTGTTGTCGGGCCTGTTTGACCAATTCCTACATTTCCGCCATTAAAATATGAATTTCCTTGAGCATTTATTCTAACACTTACTGTACCATCACCTGAATTACCATAATATAAATATAAGTTTGCTGCATCTGATGAGCCACCTACAATACATTGCATCCTATTTTTATTGCCATCAGCATTAGTTGTTCTTACTAAAAAGTTTCCGTGAACAGATAAAGGTTGTGCAGGCGCAGTTGTTCCTATTCCGACGTTTCCTGTAGAGTTTTGTATAACTGCAACGCTACTACTTACGCCATAGGAATAAAAGTTTAAATCTCTTGTTCCACTAACATTTACTATTTGCCAATCTAAAGCGTTATCCCCATATAATAAAATACCACCATCTTGACCAGCTTTTCTATTTATTCTTAAATAAATATTAGTGCCAGCATTGTTTCTATTTAACCAAAAATCACCACCTTCAATCTGTAGTTTAGAGGGAGATAATGGGTTGGTAGTTCCAATTCCTAATCTACCATCTTGATTAAGTCGCATTTTTTCAGAACCACCAGCATTAAATTGTATTCCATTAGCACTTGAGCCATAAATTTTAGCATTACTATTACCAAAATTAATACCGTTACCATCATTAAAGAGTACAACACCTGATGGGCTAATATTACCTGTTACAGTAACTCCTGTACTTGTGGTTGCTAATTTTGCTGAATTAGCATGATATAATGTAACAGGGCCACCATTAGCAGCAACTATAGCATTGTTAGTATTGTTAGTGCCGCCGGCTCTTAAAAATAAATCTGATGCTTGAACTATTAGTGAACCAGTACCATTTTCATTAATATAAGAATTTGAGCCATCATGGTATATCATCAAATCTTTTGCATTACCGAAAGCACCTATAGCGTTATCTGACCAAATTGCATCTCTTGAAAATGCAGCACTTAACGAAGTGGATTGTGATAAATCTGCAATTTCGCCTAATGCAACTGTTTCAGTAAATGTGTCAGTCAATGTTGAATTAAAAACAATGTCTTCAGTTGCTGTACCGCCCCATGCTCTAGCAAATAAATTAAATCCAACATGAGAACCACTTCTAAATAATCTTACTATAACTTTATACGCATTACCACTCCTAATCACCCTTAGCCCTCTTATATTTGCATAACCACTATTCGCGGTATATGATGAACCAGTACATTGAATTGATGCTGTATTCGAACCGAAATACCCTCTTGTAATTACAAAAGATGCTGAGTTGTGCGCTCCTGTTTTTATATTTAAATAAACTGGTGATGCGCTTTCACCAAATTCTAATAACTCATATTCATCATCTAAACTTGTTCCACCAGTTACACTTGAACTTGTATTTGTTGTATCGTATGATTTTGATTTTAAAGATAGTGGATGAAAAGTACCACCTATTGATACATCACCTAAATCAACACTTAAATTACCACCAAAAGCAGCATTCTGCGAAGAATCTAATGTTAAAGCTGCATTTGCACCATTAGTTTGAAATATTAAACTACCACTTGATCCTCTTAAAAAAGTATTTGTGTCATCAGCACCTAATAATAAATTAACATTATTAGTTGTATCTAACAGTTTTAATAAAGGTGTTGCAGCTTTGCTTATGGTAAGATCACCTGCAACAGTTACTGTAGTACCATTATCAGTTATTATGGAATCATCTAATCTTGTACCATCAAATTTAACAACTTTATTTGTTACTATATTTGTAGGCCTAAATTGTGTTGCGGCTACATATCCTGCAAAAGTTGCATTTTGTGAATTATCTATAGTTAAAGCTGTTGTATTATTAGTCATTAAGGTTATAGCAGTATTATCTCTATTATTAAGAAAAATACCACCACCTGTATGTTGACCAATATCAAATCCTGTAAAACTACCACCTGTACTTCTTGTTCTTACATAAGCAAAACCAGAACTTACAACTTCTAATTTTTGTGCGGGCGAAGTTGTACCAATTCCTACATTTCCACCAGAGGTAATAAGCATTTTAGTGGTATTGTTAGTTCTAAACTGAAACGAACCATTAGCCATATTAGATAAATATGCAGTACCACCAGTAAACTGTAAAAACCCAACATTAGTTCCATTTTCAACCCATCTAATATATGGGTCCGAATCTGCTTCTACTTTTAAAACTTCTGCATTTGTTGTTCCATCTATGTGCAAAGGTGCTGAAGGTGAATCTGTTCCAACACCTAACTTGCCATCAATAGATACATTAGCAATATTGTTAGTTGCATTTGCCCCATTCGTATTTCTAAACCTAAAAAAAGTATTTACAGTTCCAGAGCCAGGTGTTGTTAATGGCATAAATACCATTTCCGGTGATCCACTATTATATCCTGAATAAGTTATTCTGGTTTGATCATAAGCTGAGCTATCCCCAGCATTTGTTATTCTTAATCCTAAAGTTGTGCCACCAGCTACTTCAAGTTTACCATCAGGTGAAGTAGTCCCGATACCTACATTTCCATTAGTATGTACTCTAAAAGCTTCAGTATACGTTATAGCGCCATTTGCTGTGCCGCTTGCCGCTTGTCTAAAAGTTAATGTTTGACTACTGCCACCTACTTGTAAAGCTGCCGCTGTACCATTTGATTTATATTTCCACCCACTATCATAGTAAGCATTTGAATTTACATAAGTTGCACCAGCATAACCCCATATACCACCATTGCCTAATAAATCAACATTTACAGATGTTCCTAATGAATGCGCAAAAGGTATTACTCCAATTCCTAAACTTCCTGCACCATTCAATCTCATTCTTTCTGCGCCTGCTGTTGAAAATCCTAAAGTATTTGTAGTTGCTCTATACATACCAGAATCGGAATCTGCGTCAAAAGAATATGCTGGTGTAGCAGCCGAGCCATTAGCAAATCTACCCTGAGAACTTGCTTTAATTGAACCTACAACATCTAATTTATAACTAGGAGAAGTAGTTCCTATACCTACATTACCACTATTATTAATTACAAATTTTTTATTAACACCCGCGTCTGCAACAATAAATAAGAGACCTGCATCGGAGTCATGCCCTAGTAAAGCGCCATAAGTGCCGCTTCCGTCATCATGCAAATCAATCCACACTTGGTTATCGCCAGATTCAAATCTAGCAGCAACATTTGTAGTTGGATGAAAAGCATGAAATCTAAAAGCGGGTGAAGCTGTTCCGATTCCAACATTTCCAGAACTGTCTATACGCATCCTTTCTGTTTCTCCTGTTTTAAGTAACATTACAGATCCATTTAACTCCAAAGGTATATTAGCATTACCTGCGTCATTATAAGCATTTATTTTAAAGCCCGAGGTTTCTGTTGTTCCTGTTTGGAAACCAAGATTTACATTAGTTGCTGTTTTTACCTGTAATTTTGCAGTTGAAAAAGGTGAAGTCGTTCCAATGCTTACTCTTCCTGAACTATCAATACGCATACGCTCATTTGTGGGTGGGTTTGCACAATCGCTGCTTGTATGAAATAAAATTGCCTGACTTGATGCAATTTGTAGATTATTTGTTGAACTCCCCTCAAGATTAAATATAGCGTGTTTATTTCCGTTTTGGTCTTGTAATTGTAAACCATTATCTTGATTTGCACTAGCTCTTTTTATTTGTAACTGAGTAGCATCACCGTTGCTAGATATTATTAAATTGTTAGTAATTGTACCGCCGTTAAAAGAACTGGTAGATGTAGATACACTACCGTCGGCCATTAAGTATTGTGAAGATGTGCCCCCGGATTTTATAAATGAACTAGCTGTAACACTGCCTGAAAAAGTTGCTAACCCATCTCCTCTGATTGAAAACAATTCAGTTGCGCTTGTATTTTCAACAAGCAAAGATTTATCAGATGAATTTGTTCCAGCTCTAAACCTTGCTCCGTAACTTTGTCCTGTTGTTGTGCTACCATCTAATCTTAAGGCATATGTATTTGCAGCTCCAGTAACAACTAATTTAGCTGTTGTAGGTGAAGTCGTTCCGATTCCTACGTTATTTGCATTTGTTATAACTAAAGCGTCGCTACTAGCTGTTTCATTTCTAACAGTAAATGTTTCGTTGCTTGTGCCAACGCTAAAAGTTCTAGCAACTCCTTGACTGTCTGTTAAGTTTAATTTAGGATATGTTTTTCCACCAATAGTAACATCATTCGCAAAAAATGAAGGCCTATAAAAATCTGTTCTATCTCCATTTCCACCATCTGTAAACCTAATATGTTCATCACCTCCACAAAAAAATCTTAGCCTATCATCTACATCTTCGCTTATATATGTATGACTCCCACCTCCAAAATATAATTTTTTAGCTACAGGAATACTTATATCATCTGCAAAAATTGTTCTTAAAGAACCATTATTACCAAACTGCACAACTTCTTCTAAATTAGAAGTATTATCTTTTTTAGAAAATATTTTTGTGTAACCTGAATTACCACCACTACCTCTATAAAAATGCACCCCAGTAACTTCAACAGAATTATATGCTGCAATTCTATAAACTTCTACATTACCAGCATCTTGTCTATTATTATATAATTCTAATCTGCTACCAGCATTTTGTTGGTGGGTGAATCTACTTGGACCACTTCCTACATTTATTGAACCTGAAAAACTTGTGTTACCATTTTTTAATATTGTAACTAAATCACTTGCATTATGTCTTATAGAAAACTTATTATCATGTGTTGTAGCTGGATAACGAACTAATGTCCATTGACCATTACCAGTACCACTTGTGCCACTAACTGCACCAAGCACCAAACTTGAATAATCATTTGTTGGGTGTGGAAACATCCTTATATTTTCATTATAACTTTGACCACTAGAAATTTGTACTGTGTCAGTAAAAACATCCCCTGCAATAGTGATATTACCTGAACCATCAATAATTGTTCTATTAGAACCATCATTACCAGTATCTATAATAAGTTGGTTATTAGCATCAGAAAAAAATCTAACAACTCCTAAGCTACCACCACCATCACTACCTCTTATTCTTAAATCTTTTTGAATATCTACTCTACCAGCAAAAGTTGCATTGTCTCCATTTATAAAACTAAGTGATGATGAAAATACATCATTGTTGTCAACCCTACCTAAAAATAAACCTCTATCAGGATTTGTTGTACTATCTGCATTACCAACTAACCTAATAGCACCACCATTAGCACTACTCTTTATTGTTCGTGCAACATCATCATTTGATAAAGTTATATCACCAGCAAAGGTTGCATTACCATTATTAGTTTCAAATGTTAGTACATTTACACCTTCTGTGTTTTCTCTTAAAAATAAATCACCTTGATTACCACCATTCAAATCACCTCTATTTGTTATCCATCTCCACTCTGTGTCTGGTCCTTTTAATCCTAAATAGACATTATTACCATTGCCACTTGGTGATTCAATTGTAAATCTTGCTTGACCTGAGGTAGGATTAATTTTATGGTCACCACTTGCTTTTGTGGCATTTATATCACCAGTAAAAGTTGCTGTTGTGCTATTTAAGGTTAGATATGTTCCAGAAGTATGTCCAGATTCTTTAAAGTTAAACTCTTTATCCCCACTTGAAGGTGAATCAATAACAAAATCAATATTATGACCTCCATTGCCATCAGTATCTTGCTTATGTCTTATAGTTGCTACATTATCATTAACATCAATCTCTAATGCTTGTCCTGAACTTCTACCAACACTTAATCTTGGATTTTCAGTTGTTGAGGTATCATAAATTGTAACTGGGTCAGTAAACGAACCACCAACTGCTGAAATATTACCAGCAAAACTTGCATTGTTGCCACTTATTGCAATAGGTGCATCTGTTAGTGTATCACTATCCGACCACATTGCTACATCATTAGCAGTACCACTTCCATCTACAGTACCACTTAGTGAATCATCAACATATTTTTTACTTGCTGCATGTGCATTTGCTGATGGTGTAACTGGTATTGTTACTTGCCCACTAAAAACACCTGTGGATGCATCTAATGCACCAATAACTAATTTACCTTTTGTAGTTATTGTCATTGTTGAACCTGGCTCAGATGTGCCTAATCCAATTCTAAATGTTGGTACAGTAATGCCATCTGATGCATCATAAAACATTCCAACATATTTTTCACCACTTGAATTAATTGTGCCATACCATCCAATATCTTTTACATTAGCAACATTATCTTTTGCTAATTCAATCATATTGTCACCAATAGCAACAACTGTTGAATCAACAATAGTAGTTGTACCATCAACTGTTAGATTACCACCAACAATTAAATTGCCACCAATCTTTGCATGTGAGTTAGTATGAAACTCAAAAGAGGGTGTGACACCAATACCAACTTGAGTTGTGCTTAAATAGATTGGTGAGTTATTTCCTAAGCCATCACCTACGATTTTTGCAACACCAGTTAGGTTATCATTGTCCGATAATTTTAAAAGTGAATCATAAGTATTTTGAACTCTTTTGCCAGTTAATGTAGTACCCATAGAATTATTTTATTACAAAAATAATGTTTATTTTTTTGCCTTTTTTATGGTTTTTATACAAAAGTACAATATCCATTTTAAAGGCATTTAGGTGACTTCTAAGCGACTTTAGGGTTTCTGGCAATTACTAACATTCAAAATCTCTAAAAGTCCATTAGAATGAAATCCCCTCTGTAAATTTTTTTTAAATTTTAAAGAATTTTTTAAGTATTAAAATTTAAGAATTAGTGCTTTTTGCCTTGACCAACATACTTTTTTTTGTGACCATTTTGACCTTGACTAGCATTTTTGGAATGAACACCAGGTCGCTTTTTTTTAGGTTTTACATAGTGAATATACCCAGCTCTTTTTGCCATTATTTATTACCTTTTACAGCAGAACCATAATAAAATCCAAATATTGATAATACAATTCCTTGACTAATACCAAGTATATTTATAAACACTTCTTTATTATTTTCTGGCACTTCTAAATACACAACAGCATAAATCATAAAACAAAAACTCACCAATCCAACAACACCAGTAAATGAATGCATGTAATCTGTTTTGCCAGTTTTTGCAATTTCAATTTCTCTTTTTCTAGCACTATCCCTATCAGCAACCTCTAATTCATAAAGTTCTTTGATTTGAGAATGTAGCATCTCTTTGTCTTGTGGTGAAATATTTTTGTCTTTTGTAACTAGATTTTTAACAATACCTAGAACACCAGCATCAGGCAATAAATCACCAGCAACACCTAAAATGTTTGGTGCTATATTACCGACCAGTTTTCCTAGTTTTGTTTCTTTAAATTTTTTTTTTGGTTTGCTCATAAGTAAACTCGAAAATGTATTACCAAAATTAATAAATAAATATTTAACTCGCTGTAATCTTTATTACCTTCAAAAGGATAATATTCTATTCCTAGTAATATGCCATTTGGTATTAATGCAAATCCAAAATCCATTAGGCATTAGTTATATCAATATACTTAGTTTTGCCATCATCTCTAACAGCTTTTAAAATCCTGTTACGATTTTTGTCCTCGCTTACATAACTGACATGAACCCAGTCAGGATTATCTTCATTACCAAACTCCCAAATCATTTGGTCGAATGAATTTAAATTTTCTTTAATCCATTCAAACATTTCTTTATTTGTTTTATGACCATAGATGTCATCAATATCCATAGCTTGACCTTTACAATGTTGTGACCTAGATGAACCACCAATAGCTTCATTTAAAGCTGTTGACCTATACATGCTATTAATTTTAATAGGACCACCGACCCATTCTCTTAATGGCTCAAATACTTTCTCAGCTAATTCTTTCATGTTTGCTATTGCATCACCATTAGGTGTGTTGTCAATGCCTAATCTTAAAGCAGTAACCGATTTGGTTGCTTCTTTTTCAGAAATATGTTTACTAATCATAATTTATTAATTTGTGCTAGACCTTCTTGTGTATTGCATCTTTGACCTATTGATATATTCTTGAATTTCACTAGGGTCAACATTTAGCTTAAATGATAAATCAGCTGCCCATTGACCTTTAGGTCTTTGGGTTTTATTGTCGTATAAAATAATTGTTGGTACTGATTTGATTTGATTTTTAATACTTGGTGGCTGGTCCTCTAATTTTACTTTTAATATTTCAACACCTTTTAGTTGTTTCAAATATTTATAATCATTGTCAGAGTTCCACTTGGAATTGATATGTAATAAGGTCATGTCTTGAGCATTTGTTATTGCCGATATGAATAACACAAATATTACAAAAATTAAATGTTTCATCTTTTTTTATAAACTTTATCTTCTAATTCTTTTATTGATTCTTTATTGTCCTCAATATCCTCTTTTAGGACTTTGGTCGCATTGTCAATTTGCATAACATTTGAACGAATTAATTCATCCTTAAGGGAAAATTCTAGCTTTTGAACAAATTCATCACCATTAATACTATCTACTTTGTTGTTGATTTCGGTAATGTCACCTTGTAATGTAAACCACATACTTGCTAGTGATATTGTACCAGCAATAATGATTCCTATGGTTTTTAAATCCAATTTAACTTCGGTTTCCTCACTTATTTTTTTTGCCATTGATTTTTAATTTTTAAAATTGTATATACTATTGTTACAACCAGTAGTGTTATTCTTAATAAATCAACAATCCAGTCAGCCATTGAAATAGCAAATGCTGCTGAGTTCATTAAATATAATTTTATGTCATTCATTTGTACCATTAACTTGTTTGTTCAACTCTATTTGATAATTCTATAATTCCTCTAAAATAGGTGTGGTCACTTTCATCTTCTTGAATGTAGTTTATACTTTCAACTGTTGATGTATAAACTGAAAAGTTATTAGCACTCAAATCAAAATATCCAGCACTCCTAGTTCTTAGCAAAGATACAACAGAATTTACTAATAGGTTTGCATCTAAATCACCACCGACATCTGAATCAAATCTTGTTACACATTCAATCCTAGTAACACATTCCATGTTAAATTTTTCAGCATTTTGGTCAACTTCATCTGTGCTTAAAGAATAAATCCAAATATATGGATAGGATGCATCCATTGGCACTCTATTATATATTGGCACACTAGCACTATTTAATGTTACATTGCCATTGAGTGCTGTATAAATCTTTGCTCGTATATGGTGCATTGCTTCCCTCATCTCAATATTTTTCTAAGTTTTTCTGATGCTTGTCTTTTAATTAATCTTATTCCTTGCCTAATTGAGTTAAAGAAATATGGTTTTGCTTTTTGTCTTTGTGTGCCGAACTCAACATAACCAGCATAGTTCATGTCAGCTTTTATAATAATATTTCTTTTGTCACCATCAACACCAATAGACCTTCTAAGGTCACCAGTTTTAACAGGTACTCTAGATTTTGCTTTAAAAACTATTTTAGATGCACCATCTTGTAATACATTATAAAAACCATCATTGCTGTATTTTTTTAGATTAGATGTAATACGATTAAAGTTTTTTACATCTGCATTCCTGATATGTGCTGAAAATTCTGCCATTATGGTTCTAGTGTACCTACAATTGTAGTGTACTCATCATTGTTTAAAATGTTATAATAATTATTAACTCTATAAAAACCAGCACCATCAACAGTAAATTTTTTGCCAATAGCACTTCCAGTACCAAATGCATCTCTGCGAAAAGTTATTTCTATTTCTCTATAATAATTTTGTTTACCATCTTTAGTTTCAATTTTACCACTTTTTTCAACTGCATGAGCAAAGAATGTTGCAGATGTTGAATTACTACTGCTGGTAAAACCACCATAACCATCAGCTGATTTGGATGGTGTAAAAAAAACAATTTTATTTCGCATCATTCCTGGATTCATATAAACATATTCTTATAAGAATTTAAAATGTTTTTAACTGAAGATGGCACTTCATTAACTGCCTTACCAACTACATAGTCATGTCTATTGTCATAATAGGTTGCTGCCAATTGTAATACTGCCTGTTGTAATAAATTATCATCTAGACCAGCTGTAATATAAGTGACCTTTACTTTGTCACCAGCACCATCAATATCAACAGTTTCATTATCTAATCCTGGAGTTGTATAATCTGTATTAGCAACCCCATCAATTGTAACTGATGAAATACTTGCAACAGGTCCAAATGGTAAATCAAAAACACCTTGAGTTTCATCAAGATAATAAGTTCTGTTTTTAGCTACAATGTCCCTGGATATATAGTTCTCGCACCAAATTCTTGCTTGTACTAACATCTTTGCAATCATTGAATCATCATCAGAATAATTTATTCTAGCATAGCTTTTAAACTCTGATGCTGTTACAATCTCAGACCCAGTTGTTGAATTAATTTTATTTTGTCTCATTTTTAGTTTCTTTGGAATCCACTTTAAGTTCTTTTGTTTCTTTTACAACTTTTGCTTCTTTTTTAACTTTTGGTTTAGATTCTTTTGAAACTGGCTCACCTAATCCACTATCAACATATTTGTCTAAGTGCATTGATAAAATTTCTACAACTTCACCAGCTTTAATAATCTGACCATTGTTGTCTAAATCTTTTTTTAGTTTGATTTTTACTACTCCCATAATTTTAAAATTTACTGTAAAGATAAAAAAAAAGTGCCACTACATTTTACGATAGTGACACTTTACAACATTTATGAAATACATGCAAAGTTATTAAAATTTTCTTTATACTTATTATGCAATGATAATCTCAAAGTTTTTTGCCCTTCGTTTTTAACTATAAAAAAACCATCATATTCCTCACTCCATAAAGCAAAGAAATCAACAAATGCAATATCATAAGAGGGGTTGCCAGTTCTTTTTAAAACTACTTGTGTTGACCTTCCATGCTTATATCTATTTGCACCCAGATACTTTACTTGGAATTTAAATAGTTTACCATTCTTTTCTAAAATGCAATCATACATACTTGAATCTAATAATGGCATAGACACATTAAATCCCTGTTTGATAGCTGTTGTTGCAAAGTGATATTCAGCAAAGCACCCTTTCTGATTACCATTCATGCTTTTTAAAAATAAAAAAAAGGGACTGAATTAACAATCCCTTTTCAAACAACTAATTAACCAAATAACACTATTATCACAAATAGTTCGTTTTTACAATTTCTTGTATTTCGGTAAATTTCTTAAGTATAATCATTTTTTTTACAGCTGGTAATCTTTGCCAGTCCTCTCCTATGATACTATTAACAAATAGTTCACAATCATCAACCATGTCATTATTTTTTTGTGGCATAGTAAAGTACTGATGTGCCTAGTATTAGAAACACTAGTGCTGTTAATAAATCATTTATAATTACTGTGGACCTTACACACAATAACAATAGTATTGCACCTAAATAATAAGATAGTTTTTTATTTTCCATTTGTTATTGGTTTTTGTTCTTTGCTTTTGGATTTGCTTTCTTTAAGTTTTCTGAGCATCCTGTTAACTTTTATTGTATGCAGTAATGTTTGTCTAGCTGCCATAATTATAAATTACCTAAATGATTATCCAGTACTATTCTTTCAAGTTCATTTTCATGAACTTCCATTAATCTAGTGATGTCAATATTGTCAACATATACTGCATAAATTTCAACATCTTCTTTTTGTCCAGTACCAGAAAAATAATCTAGTTCTGATTTTATGAATTTATACTCAACCACAATGTCTGTGTGATAAAATTCAAAATTCTGAATGTGTATAGTTTCAATCATAATTCAATGCTAAAAATTAAAGTAAAGAGCAATGCACAGGCATAAACAAATAACCTTACAAATGCATCACTCAAAATTATTTTTTCTAATAGTTTTTTCATAATATCGTTTAATAAAAAAAACAATTTAGTAGCCACCTGATTTTCTAGTCCAATAATCTAGATTTTGACTGCCCATTTTTCAGGAACATCTTTATTATTACTATGAGGTTTCAACCCTCAATTTTAAACTCCCACTAATATTACCTCTCGGCTTTTGTGTCAATGTGGTTATATCTCAATCTTTTAAGGTGTAATTTCAACACCAGCAATCACAGTCAGTTTCAATTCGTAAAGCACCCAGTATGCCTACCAGATGGATTTTTAGTCCACTATCAGAGTTTTTAAACCAATCCGAACAATACAATACTTATATCAGTAACAGAACCTTACCAACTTATTTACTCTCAAACACACTATTAATAGTTTTATCTACTTTTATGTTTTACCCTCAAAATTCTGGAATAGTTACCATCCTTACGCCTTGTCTTTTTACAGACAGATAGCGTTCCTGTTTTCCTAAATTGTTTTTCAATATGTTAATGAACTTATGTAATTATTAATCAATTACATTACAAACATATAAAGTATTTTTTAAAAAACAAAATATATTTTAAATTATTTTACATTTTTTTTGTTCTACCTCTGTAAAAAAAAATAAAAAAAGGGGAAAATTAATTCCCCTTTATTATAAAAACACAATAAAAATCGTATTACTACGGAGTTTCTAGTGCTGTTTTAGCTGTGCTAAATGTACCATCAATTATACCTAATGGTAAGTAAGTAGCAAGTGCTACTCTCTCTTGACATCTTACAGTCACGAATCCTTCTCTGATGTTGATTCCATCTTCTCTGTGGAATGATACAGATAAGTTTTCTCTAATCCATAATTGGCAAGAGTTAAAGTCACCAACTAAAAATGAACCAGCATTAACTTCATTGTTAATTATTACAGGCACACCCATAAATGATGGTTGTAATCCAGCATAAACTTGGTCTTTCAAATATCTTGACTGGCTATCCTTTAATAATAGGATTTTATGAAAGTCAGTTGGATTTAAAAGAATATAGTTTGGCTTGTAGTTAGACAATGCTAACTGATTGATTGCAGCAACAAGTACATCAAACTCATTTGCACTATCAACTGATTGATAAAATGCACCATTAGATGATGTATCAAAGTTAGTACCTGAATTGTATAAACCATTTAGATTTGGTGCAACTCCATTACCACCCAAGATTTGGTCATCTTCAACTTCTAAAAGTTTAGCTGGTACTCTGTTTGAGATGTAGCTTGTAAGTTGTGCTGTATCAGCCAACATTTCTTCACTCAACCTAAGATAGGTCGCTATTTTCTCAACATTTACAGATGTCGCACTCATGTCGAAATCTGTTTGTTGGATTGCTGCACCTTCATTTGTTGCAGCAGCACCATTTGAATATCCTGATTCTTTTACGAATCTAACAACATCAGAACCAGTCGAACCATTAGGAATGATTTGTCTCATGTTCTGTGGTCTGTTAGGGTCGAATTTAAACCCTGGTACTCTATCAGCTGGTACTACTTCACCTGAGTAATCAGCATTCATAGTCATGTCTGCTTTAATTTCAAATGCAGCAGAACTAGCATCACCATTCTTAAATGATTCAATTGCACCTTCTTTAAGGGCTTTCACTAAGTTGGTTTTGAAATTTTTAGATTCATTCTTTTTTTCAAACATTTTTTTGTTTTCAACTTCGAATGCATCAAATCTTTCGTTAAATTTTTTAGTCAAGTTATCAATCTCTCCTTTAAGAGCTGAATCTGCCTGACCATTAGCACTTTCTAGTGCTTGTCCAGTAGCTTTCTCAATCTTTTCATCAATGATGTTTCCTAATTGGTCAAGCTGATTTTTAATATTTTCTTCCATTTTTTTAGAAAATTATTTTAAATTATTCAACAAATATTTATAAACATCAAACTCAGATTTTTGTTCGACTGGCTCAGTAGTTTCAATAACTGGCTGAGTAGCATCAATGAATAAAGATTTAAGTTTGTATATTTCGCCTTCTATGGCATAACCCATCTCATCCGAGATGTTTCCTTTACGAATTAACTTACAAAGGTTATCGTATCTTTTATAAATGTCATCAATGATTATAGAACCTTTGACATCCATTATTTTTGCTTGGTCATTTGCAGCTAATGTTACAGCTGAAATCTCAAACAATTTAACTTCTTTTAATTCTCTGTAATCACCTTTATCTTCTTTTTGAATTGGTAATATTCCAACAGAGTTTTCAGTTATTACACCAGCTTTCATTAGTTCAATAACATCTTTGCCCAGTTGTGTTTTAGGCACTTCAGCTACAAACATCAGACCTTTTTCATCTTCGTACAACTCATTCATTTTACCGATTGGTTGCATCATGTTATGCTGATATAAATATTTTACTCTTTCACCATTTTCTTTTATGGTTTTTTGATAAGCACCTCTCATGATGACATCATTATCTGCATCTTTGTTATCAAAATAAGAACCATAACCTTTTACAATTGAGTTCTTTTCATCATAGTCAGATAATTCACCAAGCGGTGCAGCTTTGTAAATAAAATTCATAATCTTAATTTTTTGTAAAATTACTAATTTTTTAATTAGTCAGTTGTAAGGAGTTCACCAGCTATAAGACCAGCTGCGACATTACCTAATCCAGCCAATGGGTTTGCTGGTTCTGGTACTGGGAATGGAAACATTGAACATCTACAATTTACAACATTTCTTGCACTACCTTCACCTGGTCTTTGTAGATATTCACCGCCTACTAAAAATGGTTTGTCAAAATCAACCTCTTGACCATTTGCAGCACCATGCCATGCCCTTTCTCTGCCATCCATTGATGTCATCCATCTCTTTTTCAATTTTCTTCCAGCATAAACTTTTAATGCAGATTGTTCTATTCCATAATTACCAGCCCTTGCAGATTCAGTTCTAACCAATCTTAATGCCTGGAATCTTGAATATCTTTTAAATTGTTTTCTTAATATCCTTGCTCTTTCATCAGCACCAAGCGTTGCAAAATCTGGGTCACTCATCAATCTTTGTGTAATCTTTACTAAACTTTTTTTTGCAGTACCACTAACTAGTGCGACATTTGTAGCAGCATTTTGCTTTGCATAATTATTAAATGCTATAAGCCATATTGTTATAAATTTATTTGGGTCAGTACCTTTTTGCTCATACTTATCAAAATACCTTGCATACCACTTTGCAAATCTCATTGCAACAGTTTCATACATATCAATATAAAGTTTTTCTAATTCACCATAATTAAATAATGATATGTAATTAGTATTGCCTGATGCTACAAAATTATCAACGCCCTTAAAATAGTTAGATTCATAATATTTTCTAACCATTGGATATATTGATTTTTCAGCTAAGGATAATTGTTTCTCGTAATCTTTTTTCCAATGTTTACTCATCAAGTTGATTTAGTTTTCTTTCAGCATAATTTAACATTGCTTCGCCACCCCATCCTAAATATGCAACATAACCTTTATCACGCCAAGGAGTGTCTGCAAAGTCAGGATTTATTTTATTGTAGCCACCACCTTTGGTTCTAGATAAAAAACTAAATGTCCTTTTTAAAGTTGATAGTGATAATGTTTCCCTAGCAATGAGCTGGTTCATTCTTGCAAGTCCAACCTCAGTCATTCCTTTAACTTCATCTCTACCATATTTATCAATCCAGTTTTTTACACGCTTTGCATTGTTAGTTGCAGATTGTGGATAATCAGAATATCCTTCTTGCTTTTGTTGTTTCTTAGAACTCATTGGATGTCCTTCTGGTAACAAATCTGTATCATGTTTGCCACTTCTAAATTTACCATTCTTTAATGCATAAAGATATGAATTGACCCTAGCCATTGCCCATTGGTCAGCACTTCTAACTGTTGGTCTAACACTTTGTGGATTTGTATTGTAAGCACCAACACCTCTTTTGAATACAGCTTTTAATGTTCTGAGATTTGTTTTTTTACTTGCAGCACTTACACTTGCATTGTGGTCCTCAACTTTTTTTTTTAGTGCTTTCTCAACTCTTGCAGACACTTGTTTTTCTTCTTCTTCTTCATCATGATAATTTTTTGTTCTTTCAATATATTCATCATGTGAATCAAAAGGCATGTAATAAGTCATGCCATCTCTTTCATGGACATGGCTGCCTGAACCACCTAGTTCTCTTGCTCTGTCCTCAGCTTCCTCTCTTGTTGTATAAGTATCTGGCATTCCAGTAACTTCATATTTTATTTGCATTTTCTCCATATCTTCTTCCTCATCTTTAGCTGGGAGTTGTGGCTCTGCCATATCAACATCTTCACCGCTTACTGGTAATAAATTAGCTGGTACATAAAAATCATTTAATGCATCATTATCTTCCTCGGCATAACTCATTGCAGCTCTTTTTTCATTTGGTGTTAACCACCATGCTTGGGTCATTTGTGCAACAACCTTATCCATATCTTCTTGTAATTCTGGTATTACAGAGAAATCAAAATCAATATAAATCTTTTCACCAAATTTAGGTGACAACCATCTATTTAGCTCATCTCTAACTTTATATAGCTCTGGCATAATACAATGTTGATATAATGCTGCCTTAGCACTCTTTTGGTTATTATATGTTGATGATTCAGTATTGTTTAATAATTGTACTGGCACATTGAATATATTACATAAATCTTTTATTGATGCATTGTATTGTTCAATTAAAGAAAGGTCTGATGCAGATAATCCAAAGTTAACCCAAGATAATTTCTTTGGTGTTATTATTACATCACCAGCATTACTACTTGATTGATAGCTAGACCTAAATTTATCTTTTAATTGTTGTGCCTGGACCTCGTTCAGGTCTCCTTCCTCTGACATCAAGACCCCTCTAGCCATTTGATTTTGTAGATATTTCACACCAGTCTCAGCTGCTTCATTATTTAAAGTCATTGACCTAAAACCAGCTTTTAATGGTGATTGACCATAAAGATGTGAACCACTACCATCATAGTAAGGGTTAAAATCTTTTATATGACATATTTGGTCAGCTGGTATTTTATATTGACCATTGTATTCAACGCTGTATTCTTTAACAGGTTCTAATATACCACCACTAACAACTTCCATAATTTGTGATGGCATCACATATAGTTCCTTATATTTTCCAACATTATCACCAGTATCAGGACCTATTCCGTAAATGTATCTATTGCCTGTTAGTTTACCAAATGCAACAAGCTCACTAATCCAAGATGCATAAGATTGTGCTGGATTTGGTCTTTCTAAAAGCTCATGCAAATCAGTATGTTCTAACTCAACTAATGCATGTTTTCTTAACATATTAGCTTTATGAATTATTGTTGGGTCAACCATGCCGCTGGTCATGGCTCTATATTTCTTTAACTCATTTTCATTTACTTTTTGATATACTTGTATAGGTACTGATGATGCGGCTTTAGCAATTAGATTTATGATAGAATAAACAGTCGCATTTTTTCTATAACCATCATTAATATAATTATCATCATTCTCTGTATTAAATACAACGCTTTGACCTAAATAATTATAAATAGCTTGGTTATATTCTTTGGCTGTTTGTTGTGTATTTTTTACAATAAGATTTTTAAACCTTTCAAAGAATGATGCCATTAATATAAAATTTTCTGTAAAAATACAAAATAATAAATTCTTATATTATACAACAAAAAAGTCATTACGATTTTTATATTTAGAATATATTAAATATCTGAGGGCATCCATTAGGTGATTATTTTTATCACATGGTTTATTTATGATTGTGCCATCTTTGAGTTGTTCATATAAATATGATTGTTGTTCTTTTTGTAGATTCTTAGATTCTATTGAACCTATAATATCAAACTCTTTTAGTAATGATATACCAGCATTGATTGAGCCTTGACCTTTGATTGCTGGTTTTGCAATAATATCCATTTGTCTTAATTCCTCACCACTCTTTGGTTCAGCTGAATCATAATAAGCTAAGTATTGATTGTAATTATTTGATTTAAGAAATTCTGCAATATCTCTGTTTGTCATACCTTTTTTGTAACATAATTCATGCACATAGATTTTATCATTTTGTTTACCAGCTAATACAATAGCACAACTATCTTGACTAAATCCAAAGTCAATGCCAATACCCCAATCATCTAATTCAGGAAAATCATTGTATGGTATATATTGCCAGTCCCTAAATATTTGTCGTTCACTAAATACTGCTCTTTGACCTTGACCATAAACACGCCAATACTCAGGGTCTTTTACTTTTAATCTTTCAATCTCTTTGACTAATTGTTCTGGCAAAAACTTATTGTCTTTATATGTAGATAAAAACAAATCAGCATCATCTCTTTCTGCTAAATCATAAATCCAATGAACAGGGTCAGATGGGTTAAAGTCAATAATAATATTAGTCCTTGTTCTCATTGCTATCTGCCTATATTCTTCTAACAATAATTCATTGCCTTCATTGAGCCATGCAATGTCTCTTGCAGAACCTCTAATCTTTTGTGAATCATCAGCTGAAAAAAACTCTAATGTGTGACCATTGTAACTAAATGTATTTTCGGCTTTATTAAAGATGCCATCCCAATATATACCTGTATCCTTAGAAATATTTAGAAAGTCCCTTAGAACTGACCTTTTCAATGCTGGTAGGGTTTTTCTTATTACACTTATAACTAATGGTTCTTTTGTAATTGTAATTAAATACAATAGATATTGCATAATAGAATATGTTTTACCAGACCTAGAACCACCTTGAAATATCTTTAATCTTTCTTTTGATTCTAATGCTTCGTAAAATTGTTTATTGCAATATTGTTCTATTCTTTGTCTTTGGCTGGTTTCCATTCAATCAGTTTGCTTTTAATATCTGCATCATGTTTTATTTCTTGCCTTTCAACATAACCTCTTTTCTTGCCTTTAGTTTTGCAGTAAAATATAATACTAGTAGTGTCACCATCTTTTATTTTTTCATGTAGTTTGGATTCAACAAAATCTAATGTCTGGTCACTTACATCATCAACAGCTTTTTTAAATTCTTTGTCAGAACCATACCATTCATAATAAGTGGACCTAGCTATACCAGCTTGTTTACAAGCAGCTGTAACAATGCCTAAATTAGTTTCTAAGGCAGATATTAGTTTCTTTTTTATAGTGTCCGATTTGTCCGATTTCATTAG